GTTGATATAGATGTTAATGGTCAAACAGTATATATTTCGTATATAGATTCTACTGGTAAACTTAAAGCTGCTTCTACTAGTTATGTTGTAGATAGTAATGGAATTCCAGCAGCTATGTCAGGATGTGCTATAGTTCAATAAGGAATAAAATGAGTTTAGAAAATTATGTAAATGAAAAAGAAATACAGGAAGGATTAGATAGATTATTCGAAGAAAATAAATTAGATGCTGGAAAAATTAGATTATATGGTAAAGACGAAATATTAAAATATTTAAAAAAAAATGTAGTTTCTAATCAAGAAGTTCCTGTAAAACAAAATAAAACTTCAGATGAAAATATAACATCTGAAGTTGTTTCTGCGTCATCAATAGAACCAATAATAGAAGAACCAATAATTGAACTTCCTAAACCCATTGATAATAATTCCGTTTTTTTAAATTATGATAAGTATATGGGTGATTATGAAGAACCGGCTGAATCTAAGCCAGTTGAAAAACATCCTACATCTGTAACTTATTTAGGCGGTGGAGAAAATAATACTATTAGTAATGTTGGTGGTGGAGTAGAATTATATAGTAATAAGTATGGATCGGATTTAAGATTAAGAACATTATCAGCATCAGGATATGTAACTAATGTAACACAATCAGGTGATTTAATTATTATAGGATCTGATGAATCTGTTTCAACGGTTACAACAGATTATAATTTAACAGATGGAAATGACATTATAATAGTTAGTGCTAATTCAGGAACAAATATTAATTTAAAAGCTGCTACTGGTAGTGTTAAAAATTATAAAATTAAAAGTATAGGAACAGGAACGATAACTATATCAGCTAATGGTACTGATACAATAGATAACGAAACATATCAAACTATAACTCAATGGGAATGTATAAATATAGTTGACTATGCTGCTGGTAAATGGGCTATAATTTAAAGGAAAATAAATGAGTTATTTTAAACAAATACAACAAAATGTTATAGCTGATAGTAATAATATTTCAACTACTAATTTATCAGCTTCTGAAACTTTTACTGGTACTGCTACTTCTACGTTGGGTATAGTAGGTATTCAAGTTAGTTTAAAAACAGATCAAAATTGTTATGTATATGTGGATCAATCACCAGATGGAACTAATTGGGATATAGTTGATATGTATGTGTATAATACTAGAACGGGCGGTGACGGATGGACTGTACAAGCAGTTAACTCGTATGTAAGAGTGAGAGTAACAAATATAGGTACATTAACAACAACATATTTTAGATTACAATTAGCATTATGTCCAATAGTTGAATCAGTTCCACGTAGTTTAAATATGTATGGTAATTTAAAAGTTGGAATAGAGAATTTTTCAGATCATTACGGTTTTAGTGTTGAAAATACACCAATGGATGAAATGCGAGTTGTAGAACCATTTAGATTAGCTGGTTCAACATTTATAGGAAATACAATTGATAGTAATTTTTGGACCGTAACAAATACAAGCGGTGGAACTACAACTCAATCGGGATGTCAATCAACATTAAGTACAAATACATCAGCTAATGGAGCAACAGTATTACAAAGCGTTGTAAGAGCTAGATATACTGGAGGATCATCAAATAGATTTAGAGGGCAAATTCGTTTAGGTGATGTTGGTGAAACTAATAATGTTCGTAGATGGGGAATGTTTGATGGAACAGACGGAGCTTATTTTAAATTAAATGGAACAGTATTATCTGTTAATACTATGAAAGGAGGTATAGAAACATCAGTTGTTTCAACTAATTGGAACGGCGATATTATTATACCAACAATAACTAATGTTAATACATATGAAATTTATATAACAAATGCTAAAGTTTATTATTCAATTAATGGAAATTTAGTACATACATCGTCTTTTTTAACAACTACGTGGACCAATACTACTAATTTAAATGTAAGGATAGATAATATAAATTCTGGTGATTTAAGTACTAATCATAATATAGAAGTTCGTGTAGCAACAATATATAGATTAGGTAAGGAAACAACAGCTCCTAGATATTATTATACATCAGCTAATGATACTTATGTATTAAAATATAGTGCTGGAATATTACATAAAATAGATGTTTTAGATAATGCTGGTACTATATATGTTTATGATAATACTGCTGGTTCAGGAAAAATAATAAGTATAATTGATTCTTCTAAAGTAGTTGGAACATTATTTTTTGATGTTGAATTTTCAAACGGTTTAACTATAGTAACTGCATTAGGAGCTAAAATAACAGTAATTTATGAGTAGTAATAAATATAAAGGAATATATTATGTTAAATGAAAAATTATATGAAAGTATTGTGAAAGTTAGTGAAGAAAAAGAAAGACTTGAAATTCTTAATGAGGATTTGAGATCTAATATAAAAGTTATTGAAGAAGAAAATCAAGGTTTTAAAATAAAAATAATACAATTAGAAGAACAAGTTAAAGTATTAGAAAAAGGTGTTTCAACAAAATCTATGATTGAATGTCTTGATAAATTGAAAGAATTTTTGTTAAATGAAATAAATAATTTAACTGGAGATACTAATGTCTCAGCCAGCTCATAAAGAAAATATTGATACTATACTATCATATATTTTGATCAAGAAAATAGTTTTACCTATTAATAAGTCTGAAGCATATAAACTTAAACTAATTAATATGGCTGGTAAAGTTATAAGAGAACCACAAACGGATAAAGAACATGCAGCTTTAACGCTTTTAGATAGATTAGTATTTAAAATGAAAAGATTATTAGGATCCAAGTTATTAAATTTAAATAACTTTTTATATATTAATACTCTAAGTAATGATTTTTATAATAAATTGGTTGTTAGAGGAACTATAAAACAAAGAGCTGAAATAAATAGAATAGTAAAAGACGTTAAAGGATTACAAGAAAAATATAATATGAATTCAGACGAAATTGTTTATTCATTACTACAAGAAGAAATAGAAAATGATTTAAACTAAGAGGTAAATATGGCAACTATAGAAGAACTAAATGTAGAAATATCTAAAATTCAGGCACAATTAACTGATATTGATAAACAAACTCAAAGAAAAAAAGATCCTTTACAAAGAAAATTAAATCAGATTAATGTGCAAAAAGATAGAATGATGAAACAAACGAAAGAAGTTGAAGAAGAAGCCCAAGCTGCTATAACTACTGGATCAGTTGGTAATGCTGCTTCTGCTGGTGGTGAAGCTAATTTTGCTCCATCAATGGGAACACTAAGTCGTGTTGGATTTACTAAACCTGTAAAAAGAAAAAAGAAGAAAAAGATATATAAAGAGTATATAGAAACTTTTTTTGATAATTAAGGAGTTTATAACATGGCATTTTCTTTTGAAAAACTTTTACTTTTTAATCCATTTGCAAGATTCTTTCAACAAGCTAGAACAGAAGAATTTGCTAAGGAACAAGAAGAATCAAAAAATAGTCAAGGAATATCACAAGAAGAAATAGACTTGCGACATTTTGTAAACTACGACTATTTAGCACAACCAGGTTCTGCAATAACTTATATAGGAATACAATTTGAACAATACTTTGGTAGTAAAGCGGGTCGAATTCAAAAATATCGTCAAATGTCTAGATATCCTATTATTAACGATGCATTAGATAATATATGTGACGATGCTGTTATAGATAATCCAGACGGTAATATAATAAATTTAGATATACTTCAAGAAATGCCGGAACATATTGAAGTTGAAATTAGAAAAATATGGGATTATTTAATAACTTCAGTTTTTCGTTTTAATGAAAGAGGTTGGGAACTTTTTAGAAAATGGTTGGTTGAATCTGAATTATATGTTGAATTAGTACTTAATAAAGAAGGCGATAATATTATTGGTATTAAAGTACTTCCTGCATATTCAATGATTCCTATATATGAAGAAAATAAAATAAAAGCATATATGCAAATTGTAGCTCCAGGCGTAGCTGTTGGTCCTCAAGGTGTTCAAGGTGAAAATGCAGTACAAGGATCTACTGGAATGGATCATGCTAATCAAGGTAACGTAGCATATTCACACGTGGAAAATTATTCTCAAGGGGGTTTACCTAGTAGTATAATATTTGATAAAAGTCAAATAGCTTATTCTAATTATGGCGATTATGGCGATGGAATGTTAGATGTTCGTGGATTTTTAGAAAATGCTATTAGACCATTTAATCAATTAAAAAATATGGAAGATGCTCTAGTAGTTTATAGACTAGTTAGAGCTCCTCAAAGAAGAGTCTGGAATATTTATACTGCTAGAATGCCTAAAGGTAAAGCAGACGAATATATTAAACAACTTGCTAATAGATATAAAAAGAAAATTATATACGATTCTGAAACCGGCGCAATGAACTCCGCTCAGAATG